AAGCGTGAAGGGTCTGTAGAGAATGACACCGAGACAACGACTTGGGTTGAGTACTGGCTGGGCGAAGAGTTGGTGCATCGATCCGTTCACATGGCGCTCAAGCGCGGTGTTTTTGCTGATGGCATCAGCCAGTCTATGAGTTGAACATGGCCGGAAAACCAAAACAATCAGAAATTGATAGGTTTATGTCTCATGTACATAAACATGACTCTGGTTGCTGGTTGTGGACGGCGTATCGCATGAAAAATGGATATGGCAATTTTAGGACTCCACTTAAACATGAGTTGTCTCACAGGGTTTCGTATCGTCTGTTTAATGGTCAGCTTGACACAAGAGATGTGATGCATCAATGCGATACGCCAAGCTGTGTAAATCCCGACCACCTGGTGCTGGGGACTCGATTGGAAAATATGCAAGATGCAAAGCGCAAGGGAAGAATGTGCATTGGTGAGCGTCACGGAAGATCAAAATTAACAGACGAGCAAGTTCAATGCATAAGAAAATCAAATAAACTACAAAGAGAAATTGCTGCTGAATTTGGAATTACGCAAAGCCATGTGAGTTGCTTGAAAAACGGCAAAAAGTGGCAAAATCGCAAACTTGAATTGGGTACAACCCAAGAAGGGAACTATCATCGCTAACACCCAATCCATGTGTACCAGCTTCAAAGGTGAACTGCTTGTCGGTCATCACAACTTTGGCACTGGCGTTATCCGTGCAGCAACGACTGCCGACACCTTCAAGGCTGCGCTGTACTTGGCCAGCGCCACTGTCAATGCGGCCACCACGGCCTACAGTTCCACCAACGAGGTAACAGGCACTGGCTACACTGCCGGCGGCGTGACAGTGACCTTTGGCACTGCGCCAAGCACCAGCGGCACGACAGCGTTTGTCACCCCCAGCGCCAGCATCACCTACTCTGCTGTCACGCTGTCAACGGCGTTTGATGCTGTCCTGATCTACAACAGCACGCAAAGCAACAAGGCGGTCAGCGTCCACACCTTTGGCTCGCAGACAGTCACCGCTGGCACATTCACGCTGACCATGCCTGTCAATGATGCCAGCACCGGCCTGATTCGGCTGGCTTAAAGGGGCAGCAGCATGGCTGCTTATGGGTCAGGCTATTACGGCCTTGGTGTTTATGGCATAGGCAATGTTGTTATCAGCGGCAATCAGGCGACTGGTGCTGCTGGTAACTTGCTGGCTGACAGGTCTGTCCAAGAAGACGGGACGATTGCCACTGGCAATGTCGGCACAGTCGGGCTGACTGTATCCCTTGCTATCACCGGCAATGCGGCTACGGGCGCTGTCGGTTCTGTATCGGTAACATCAACCAATGCAGTCACCGGCAATGCTGCCACGGGTGCAGTTGACAGCGTTACCCCGAGTCTTGTATTTGCTGCCACCGGCAACACGGCCACAGGCTCTGTCGGCTCTGTCAGTGTCACCAGCACGAAAGCGGTCACCGGCAATGTGGCGACTGGTGCTGTGGAGACGATGCCGAGTGAGGTCATCACTTTCCAAGCGATCACGGGCAATGGCGCAACGGGATCAGTTGACAGTGTTGGCAATGTCATCACAGTTGCATTGACAGGCAACAGCGCCACTGGATCAGTTGGCATCATCTTTGGCTTTGGCTGGGGTGCGATACCCGACAGCGCAGAAACTTACACACCGATCAGCGACAGTGCAGAAAGTTGGACTGCAATCGTTGATAATTCTGAGACTTGGACATCTATTTAGGAGTAACGCATGGCAGATACCACAACCAGCAACCTATTGCTGACGAAGCCAGAGGTAGGCGCATCGACAGACACCTGGGGGACAAAGGTCAACACCGACCTAGATTTGGTGGATGCCATTTTTGCAGCAGCCGGCACAGGCACATCTGTTGGCCTGAATATCGGCTCTGGTAAGAGCCTGAAGCTGGTTGGCGATGTCATTGACACCAATGGCAATGAGTTGCTCAAGGTGACCGCCACAGCGTCTGCTGTGAACGAGTTGACACTGGCCAATGCGGCCACTGGTGGCGCACCGACATTGACCGCATCAGGCGGTGACACGAATGTTGGCTTTAAGTTGGTAGCAAAGGGCAATGGAGAAATCACAGCAAGGGTCAACGGCTCTGATGTTTTTAATGCGTCTAGCACCTTCGGCTTCAAGAACCGCATCATCAACGGCTCGATGGTGATTGACCAGAGGAATGCTGGGGCGAGTGTTACGCCTAATAATTCGTATACTTTAGATAGATGGCTTGGCGTTAATAGCCAAACAGGTAAGTTTACTATCCAACAAAATGCTGGCTCTGTAACACCGCCAGCAGGCTTTATCAATTATCTGGGTTGTACTTCAACATCGGCGTATTCCATTGCCTCTGGAGATTATTTTAATATCCAGCAGTATATTGAGGGTTTCAATGTATCTGACTTGGCATGGGGAACTGCTTCAGCAGCAACCATCACAATGTCTTTTTGGGTGCGGTCTAGCCTTACGGGAACTTTTGGTGGCGCTTTGCGTAATGATGCTGGCAACAGAAGTTACCCATTTACATACACAATATCTTCCGCAAATACTTGGGAACAAAAGTCTGTAACCATTGCTGGCGACACAAGCGGCACTTGGTTGACAACAAATGGCAGGGGGATTGCTGTTTCTTTTGGTCTTGGAGTTGGTTCTACTTATAGTGGAACTGCTGGTGCATGGACTGCTGGAAACTACATTTCAGCCACAGGCGCAACCAGCGTAGTAGGCACAAGCGGAGCCACCTTCTACATCACAGGCGTGCAGCTTGAAAAAGGCAGCACAGCCACGGCGTTTGACTACCGGCCTTATGGCACTGAGTTGGCGCTTTGTCAGAGGTATCTGCCTTCAACTTTTAATCGTGTTGGAAACGATCCGATTGCGGTGGTTCAATGTTTAAGTAGCACAATAGGTCTTGCGACCATTTCATGGAATGTGACGCCACGAGTAAACCCAACTGGAATTACCACTAGCGCTGCGGCAGGTTTTTACGTTACCAATGTTACGTCAAATACAGCTTTTAATGCTTCAGCTTTGGCTTTTGAATGGGCGTCTAATCTAATTGGACAAATTAGGGTTACTTACGCAAACAATGCGGCCTCCGCCGGTAATATTGTTGCGTTATGTTCAAACACAAGTGGCGCACAAATACTTTGGACAGGATGTGAACTATGACCGAACCAATTTGGAAACTTTTGCCTCAGAGTTTTATGCAAACAACGCAAGTAGTTTGGCGTGAGTGGCCTGATGGCACACAAGAAAGCTGCCAAGTCACTGCTGAAGCCTACCTTCTCTGGCTGGCCGAGGGCAACACGCCGCTGCCTGCTGACGAGGTGGCTGCGCCATGAGCGACCACGATGTGACGCACCGAGAAATCTACGACAGGCTTGTCGCTGTCGAGGTGAAGGTGGATGCCTTGACCAGCAGCACCAAGGATGTGACTGCGGCGTTTGCTGCCGCCCAAGGCGCGTTTAAGGTGCTGGAGACTCTCAGCCACCTAGCCAAGCCCCTGCTGTGGCTGGGCGGTCTGTTCGTGGCGGCTGTGGCTTTCTGGGATCATCTCAAGGTACGCTGAGATGGACGCGCTGCCGCCACCACCGCCAGCAGTCCAAGCCCCCGCGCCTGTCTTTGAGTGCGTGAGGTGGAGTTGGTCATCTGACCGGCTGCTGGTCTGGTGCTTGCAGTGGCGGGTCAAGAAATGATTGATCCTCTAACGGCCCTAGCAGGTATACAGGCCGCTGTGGCCTTGGTAAAAAAAGTCAGCAAGACTGTTGACGATGTATCAAGCCTTGGCCCTGTACTTGGCAAGTATTTTGAAGCCAAGGCCGTAGCCAAGGAAGCGGTTGTCAACGCTAAAAAATCAAAATCATCGATGGCGGTGGCCACGGAAATCGAGCTTCAGCTTGATCAGAGCAGGATTTTTGAAGAAGAGATGCAGCTCATCTTTATGGCTGTGGGCAAGGTTGATGTCTTCAATAAGATCAAGGCCCGTGCAGCAGCAATGGACAAAGAGGCCGCGCACGATGCGCGGCGTGAGCGCGAGTCTGCTGCACGGCATAAGAAGGAAGTCGATGAGGTCATCACGCTTATTCTCATGTTTCTGGTGTTTGGCGCTCTTCTAGGCTTTTTAGGCTGGCTGATCTTTGAGGTGATGCAGCAGCAGTGCGGCGGTAAGTGCTGATGGCGACTGATGATCGCCCACTTCAACTGGTGGATAAGGTGCTGGCATATGTCAGTTCGCCGTTCCGGCTGTTCGCTCTTGTACTTATGGCCGTGCTGACATTTGCAGGGTACTTTTTATACACAAACCAAGATCTGCTGATTGGCGCGTACAAGGAATCCAAGAAGATTCCCACAATTGCAGAGGATCGTGTGGAGGATGCTGCGGCGCATCTGTTCAAGCAGTCTGGTGCGCTGGTGGTGGCGGTGTTCAAGGTCAACAGCATGTTTGGCACTCGCATCCTATACCGCGCCTATGGCAAGAACGGCAGAGACAAAACCAATGATGGGCTGGATGTCGGCCTGTTCACTCAGAACGCTGCCAACAATGCCGATGTGATTAAGTTGATGGCCAGCGAGATTCCATGCGGTGAGTACAAGTCAGCGCAGAGTGAAATGGGCCTCTGGTATATCGCTAAGGGTGTGGCCTACACATGCCGCATCAGCGTCCCACCGGAGCCTGGCCGGTTTGTAGGACAGATCACAGTCGGCTGGGCAACAGAGCCTGAAGACATGGACAGCACCCGTGCAATGCTGCAAATTGCCGCAACAATGCTTTCAAGGAGTAAACAGTAATGGACTGGCTAAAACAAATTGCACCAACGATTGCCACGGCAATGGGTGGCCCACTGGCTGGCATGGCGGTGTCTGCCATCAGCAAAGCGATTGGCGTTGACCCCGACAAGGTGGGCGACATGATCAGCAACAACAAGCTGTCAGCAGAGCAGATTGCTCAAGTCAAGATTGCTGAGATCGAACTTCAAAAGCAAGCGCAAGAGCTTGGCCTGAACTTTGAGAAGCTGGAGGTTGAGGACAGGAAGTCGGCACGGGAGATGCAAGCCACCACCCGCAGCCTGATGCCCCCAATACTGGCTGGGTCTGTCACTGTCGGTTTTTTTGCCATCATGACGCTGATGTTTTTCAACAAGCTCGATGACAGCAACCCTGCCATCCTGATGATGCTGGGCAGCCTTGGTACGGCATGGACGGGCATCATTGCCTATTACTTTGGATCATCCGCTGGCTCACAAGCCAAGACCGATCTACTCTCTAAGGCAGGGCCAGTGAAATGAAAGAAAACTTTGACTCCGCACTGGCTGCTGTCCTCCACCACGAAGGCGGCTTTGTCAACCATCCGTCCGACCCTGGCGGCATGACCAACCTCGGCGTGACCAAGAAGGTCTGGGAGGAGTGGGTCGGGCATGAGGTGGATGAAAAAACCATGCGCGGCCTGACCCCTGAGACTGTCGGCCCGATGTACAAGTCCAAGTATTGGGACAAGGTCAAGGGCGATGAGCTACCGGCTGGCGTGGACTATGTGGTGTTCGATGCGGCGGTGAACAGCGGCCCAGGTCGGGCTGCCAAGTGGCTGCAAGCGTGCGTGGGGGTTGATCCTGACGGCGGCATCGGCCCAAAGACTTTGCAGGCCGTGGCCGCATTTGAGGGCGATCTGGTTGACGATTATGGCAAGCGCAGACTGTCATTCCTGATGGATCTGCCCCACTGGCAGACCTTTGGCAAGGGCTGGAGTCGCAGGGTTGCCGAAGTTGGCAAAGTAGGCGCAGACATGGCATAAGTGAAATAATCATGTCATGGCCAATGTCAAGCAACAATTAGAGACACCTTCACTCTCGCCTCTGGGTTATCCACCAGAGGTGTACGAGCGCCGGAACTTGAACGAGAACAACGGCGCACTGAACATTTTTTCCAGAAAACTGACTTCCGTCCTTGGCTCACTGTTTGGGCCAAGGGGTGGCAAGTTTATGAACAACCCCCACGGGGCTTTTCAGGACTCAACCGACCAGACGGCGGCCAACACCACCACGGCCTATGCCGTCACATTTAACACGACAGACTTCAGCAATGGCGTGACAATAGCCAGCAACAGTCGAATCACAGTGGCCGACAGCGGGATCTGGAACTTGCAGTTTTCCATTCAGTTTACAAATACGACAAATGACTCTCAAGATGTCGATGTCTGGTTTCGGGTCAATGGCACAAATGCGGCTAATTCAAACAGCAGATTTGGCTTTGCACCAAGAAAAGGTGCTAGTGATCCGTATCACACCATTGCGGCCATAAATTACTTTGTGAGCTTGAATGCAACTGACTATGTGGAGATCATGTGGAGGCCAACTGACACCGGTGTTCAAATTGAGCAGTACGCTGCCAGCGCCAGCCCCACACGACCAGCAGTGCCATCGGCCATCGTTACGATGAGCTTTGTCTCTAACCTACCGACAATATAGCCATGTACATCCCAATAAAAATTCCACCAGGTGTTTACAGAAACGGCACGGAGTACCAAGCAGCAGGCCGCTGGTATGACGCGAATTTGGTGCGCTGGTACGAGAACACCTTGCGGCCTATGGGCGGCTGGAGGAAGCGCTCGGCAAGCCAGATGACGGGTCTGTGCAGGGGCTTTATCACTTGGCGCAACAACAGCGGTGAGCGATTCATTGCCGCCGGTACGCAATCCAAGCTCTACGCAATGAACGAGGCGGGAACACTCAAGGAAATCACACCAACCGGCATCACTGCCGGCATTGCCGATGCCACGATCAAGACCGGCTACGGCTACAGCACCTATGGCTCATTTGCCTATGGCGTGGCCCGACCTGACTTGGGTGGTCTGATTCCGGCCACCACATGGAGCTTGGACACATGGGGCGAGTATCTGGTGGCCTGCTCAAGCGCTGACGGCAAACTGTACGAGTGGCAGCTTGGGTTTACAACGCCGACCTTGGCAGCGGCCATCACCAACGCCCCAACGGGCAACAAGGCTCTTTTGGTCACTGCCGAGCGCATCCTGTTTGCACTTGGCGCTGGCGGCAACCCCCGCAAGGTGCAGTGGTGCGACCAAGAGGACAATACGGTCTGGACGCCTGCGGCCACCAATCAGGCTGGTGATTTTGAGTTGGCTACACCTGGAACTCTATTGGCCGGCAAGCGCGTCAAGGGTGTAAACCTACTCTTTACAGATGTGGATGTACACACGGCATCGTACATTGGCGCACCTTTTGTGTACGGCTTTGAGAAGGCCGGATCTGGCTGCGGCCTGATTTCGGCCCAAGCTGTGGCGGCCATCGACACGGCTGCCATCTGGATGAGCAAGTCCGGTTTCTGGACTTATGACGGATATGTCAAGCCGCTGCCCAGCGATGTGTCTGACTATGTGTTCAGCAACATGAACTTCAACCAAGCGTCCAAGGTCTACGCTGTCCACAACAGCCAGTTTGGTGAGATCTGGTGGTACTACCCGAGCAGCGGCAGCAACGAGAATGACAGCTATGTCACCTACAACTACCGCGAAAACCACTGGAACATAGGCTCATTGGCGCGTACCGCTGGCACTGATGCGGGTGTGTTCACCAACCCGCTGCTGGTATCAAGCGATGGCTACATCTACGAGCATGAGGTGGGCTTTGCCTATGACAGCGCCAGCGTCTACGCTGAGTCTGGGCCAGTGCAGCTTGGCAACGGCGACAACCTGATGTCTGTGCGGCAAGTTGTCCCAGACGAGCAGACCTTGGGCGAGGCGGTGGTTTCATTCAAGACCCGCAATTACCCCACGGGCGCTCAGTCTACATTCGGGCCATACACGGCTGCCAACCCTACCGATGTGAGGTTTATGGCGCGGCAGGTCAATGTCAAGGTGACGGGTGCTGTTTTGGCTGATTGGCGCATCGGGGTGATGCGGCTGGATGCGGTGGCCAGCGGCAAGCGATGAGTGATTTTGAGCATTTGAAGAGACTACGCCACCATGTGGAGGCTGCTTTAGAATACTCTGGAGGCACACATAATTTTGACGATGTTGCCGAGATGGTTGAGGATCACAGATTGCAGTTGTGGCCGGCCTCAAACTCGGTGGTATTGACAGAGATCATTGTCTATCCGCGACTCAAGAACTTGCATTACTTCTTGGCTGGTGGCGACCTAGATGAACTCTCACGGATGCGACCAATGATCGAATCCTGGGGCAAGTCGATTGGCTGCACCAGAGTGACTTTGGCAGGCCGCAAGGGCTGGGCAAAGACATTTTTAAAAGATGAAG